TCGTTTGTTTCTTTTACGTTTGGATCTGTAATGATATAATAGTTAATTGGATGTTTTGTGCCTGGTACTAATGCACCATTAATGTTTCTTAATGACTTAGCTAATTCTTTTCTGATTACATCTCTATCTGATAATGGTACATCAAATAAAACATTCACATCTAAATCGGCATCATCTCTATATGTTTTTGTAAGTATTGAACCTACTAAACTATATTTTAATACCGGTCTTATATCATTAAATTGTTTAATTTGATTGTTTATAATATCTAATACGCCTTGTTTTAATTTTGGATTATCTGTATCAGCATTATCAAATACACCTTTAGCGTAAGTACGTCTAGGTATATCTATTACTGCTTCTTTAATTAATCTAAACATCTTTTCTTCTTGCCATTCTTTCTTTTGCCATCCATCTTTTTGCAATATAACTTTTGATAGGTGTAGTTAAAAATCTTCTTACAACACTATTTACTTTATTCATTGTTAATGTAACTAATTCTTGTTCTGATTTACTATTATCTACTACAACAAAGTTTGTTAAACCAAAAAGGTTTTGAAATCTACCTATATTATTTTGAACTGATTGCCAAGAATTTTTAGTAATATATTCTGGTACAACTCTTTCTCTTTTTGCATTTCTTTCTAATGCAACTTCTAAACTTGTGTTTACAAATACCATATAACAATCGTAACCTAATAATTGTAACGCACTAAACTGGCGACTGATAATATTGTAATCTCTACCTGTGGCATCTATAACTAAACCTAATCGGCCTTTTACATATAAATCTATTTGATTATCTACAATTGCCTTTGCTCTTGTTCTTAATATATCTCTAAAATATTGTTCTTCATCAGGCATAGATAAAGATAGACCTGCTTTTTTTAAACTGTTTTCTAATACTATATCTGAATTAACTAATTTTAATCCTGTACCTGTAAATACATTTCTTGCAACAAAAGATTTGCCTGAACCTGGCCCGCCTGCAAGAAAGAAAGCCTTAAATATATTAGGGTCATATAAGCCTTCTGAAAGTATTTGTTCAAACGATTTCACTAGCAATTCCACTTTCTTAATGCCAATGCCTTACGAGTCGGTCTACCCTTTTCGTCTTTCATTGGGCCTGGATTACCAGACATACGAGCACAGAATGACTTACGTCTATTATATGCCTTACCACCTTTTTTTAATTCAGATGGTTTTTTTGTTACAGGTGCTTTTAGATTACTACCATCTTTACGATTAAAATAATCTCTACCTTTTTGTGTCAATCCACCACTCGGACTTTTCAGACCTTTGGCATCTTCGTTTATATATTGTTTAAATGTTTTCATTTATCCTTTTACCCAATCTTTGGCTATTGTAAAATTAGCACGACTAAACTCTAGCCTATCTACAAGTTTAACGGCACCCCTCACTCTATCAACGGCCACATATCCTTCAGGACTTGTTACTCTATATCCATCAGGCGTTCTTATAAAATGACCTATTGATTGTATTTGATTTAATTTTCTGATTAAAAAATTCTTTGCACGTTGTAATGAAATCCAACTTGCAATTGTAAAGTATAATGCATTTTTATTTTTGTCTATAAAATCTAAACCATTATCTCTTATTGTTCTATACTTTTTTTTAGTTTCTTCTTTTGAAACGGCATCTACTTCTTGCTGTAACATATTTACATAATATGATCTAAACATATCAATCAATTCTCTTACTTTGGCAATATCGCCTTGTGTATTTTTTATAAAATAATTAAAGAAAGATTTAAGTTTATAACCCACTGATAATGGGTCTGTTGAATTGAATTGATTTAAAATAGGTTCAGCTTTATATAAAGAACCTTCTGCCATTGATATGATACTATCAAACTGTGTCATTTCATTAGTATTAAATGTTGCTGAACCAGAAGCATCTTTATAAGTGGCGTCTGTTACAAACACTGATGAAAGTTTAGGAAATCCTCTTATTGAACCAAAGCTGGCCTTTAGATTACTCATTTTACTTCCTGAATATACTGTATGAAATACAATACCCATTCTTGCACTGGCAATTCTTCTACCTATTTGACTATCTTTAGCCACAGCATATGTAATTGTGTTAGGTGTAAACACATAATAATCTTGTTCATCTATTGTAGTCGTTTTAACATCGCCTTTCGTAAAGAGTAAATCGCCTTGTAGTATGCCTGTAATACCTAATTTAGATAACTCTCTTAAACATACAATTAATTTTTGTGCTAATACACCATCGTGATTTTTCATTATATCACCAGTAGAATAATTTACTTTAGGTGTTACGTTGAATACTGACTTTGTACCAACAAAGAATTTTCCATTTTCAGGATTAATACCACAGATAACAGCAGGCGCACCGTCCCATTTAACAGTTACGTTAAGTCGGCCACCTATATGGCCTGTCAGCATTTTTTTGATTGACTTTAGAAAGTTAACGGCATCTTTACCGCCTTTTGAACCTCTATCTATAATAGAATCTTCTAAGTGTTCTAAATGGGTGTTCGTACCTTTTGTAATAAATCCCTTAAAACTAAACATATTCCTCTCATATTTTCCATAAACAAAACCAAACTAACCATAGACTATATCAATTATTACTATTTATAATATATCACACTTTGATGTGATTGTCAACTATTTAGCTATGATAAATCTGCCTGATGATGGCGACATAGCTGATAGGTACTTGAAAATTTCTAGTATGATATTATCTTTTCTTAATTTTTGAATTGGTGGTGATACACCTTTAAAAAATGTTTCAATTTTTTTTTTATAACTATTCACTATATGAATTTGGCTAAAATAAATTCTTTCATTTTTGTAAGCATTATATAAAGAAGGTTTTAGCTTTTTTATTGATTCAAAATTTTTTATTCCATACATTTTATCCATATCAAATTCTCCTCTTAGTTTAATAACATTTTTTATTATATTATCATTACACTTAGTATCTTTCATAGCTTGTTTTAATGATAGTCCAGTTTTATTAGCGTCTTTTTTATTTACTAATTTAGAGTATTTTATATTTAATTGAGCAATACTACTTTGATATTTACTTACTCCTGATTTAAAAGATCTATATATATCGCCAGCAGATGATGGTTCAACTCTAGCCCATAGATCGGTAAGTCCTATTCCTGAAGGATTTGCTGTACCAAAACTGGTAAGAGAACCTAATCTGCTAGCTTTTCCTATCACTTCAATTTTTATTACTGGTGTTTCAGTAGCACTTAAACCAGGACTAGTAGGATCGTGTCTTATTTGTATTTTAGGTAATTTAGTGGCACTCATAAATATTTCCATATCTCTAGGATTATCTGTTTTAATATTAAAAAATTGTATATCTTTTAATATTTTTTCATTTTCACTTTCCGTAAAATTAATTCTTTTAATTGAAACTGAATTGGGAGATTTTTTCAAAGATACTCCTAATAAATCTCCTGAAGATATTAAAGCATTTATAAATTTATTTAAATTAATAAAATTATAACCAGTATTACTTTTTGCTAAATCTATTTGTTTTTTAATTTCTTTTTCAGCATCATCAGAAGCAAAATATATATCAGCTGAACTCCATTTATTAACATCGCCAAATAATTTATCTTTTTTGTTTGCAATACTAAAAAGTATTCCTATATTTGACATTACGTTATTTCCTTCTTTTCCTCCACGATAGTAAAAAATATCTTGCCAAGAAGGAGATTTTATTTTTGCAAAATCACTATCAATAGAATTTATGACTTTTAAAAGTTCAACAGCAATAGTAATTGAAGATTTATACCAGTCACTTTCACTTTTATTTTTACTTTCTAAAATAGTTTCTATATTATCTAAACTTACGCCAGGAGCATTTACTCTTTTAAAACTATCTAATATTAATTTTTTATTTGTAGATTTAAATTCATTATAAGTAGGATATTTTTTTAAATCTAATACTTGACTAACTCTTGGATACCCTACATAATCGGCTATAGAACAAAATAATGCTTGTGCTGTTTCTGTAATTGCTGTGGTATCGGCCATTTATATATTTATAAAAGGCTACTTAATATTATCGCAAAGAAATTTAGGTATACCACCATTAGATTGCCATTGTCTATTAGCATTTTGAAAGTCTACCAGTTTAGATATATCTTCTTCAAAGAATGATTGTCTTATGATTGTACCTGTTGGTTGTTCAATGGCCTGCCAATAGATGTCACCTTTGTTCTTAATCATCTTCTTTTCATATGACAATTTTTCACCTAGATGGCCAGGTCTCCTATCGTTTCTATGAAATCTTACTTTTTGTTTACTCATATTTTAAAATCCGAAAACTTATCATAACTTGTTTTTACTGGTATTTCTTTTTGGTTACTATCTACTATGTTCTGAGCATTGTTAGACACATCATATAATCTCATCTTAGCTCTATCTACACCTACAATAAAGGCACGATTGATAGATGGATCATTATAACGATTCTTTAATTGTTTAATCTTCATTTGACCTAGTGCTTCAAGTTCTTCATTTGATATTAATGCAAACATAAAATCGGCAGTTGCTGGTAAACCAAAAGATTCTGAAGTATCTTCTAAACCAATATCTGTACTTACAAAGCCTGTTCTTGTTGTTTGTGTTGCACTAAAGATTGGTAAATTAAACTCAACTGCAAGACCTCGTAGTTCTTCGGCTATTGCCTTAATGAAGAAGTACGAAGAAATATTACCACCTTTAAATCTACTGCTTGAACAAATATTTAGGTAGTCAACAAAGATAACATTTGGTCTAAACGATTTCTTTAAAGCAAGTTCATTGAGTAATGCTCTGAAATGGCCAGCGTGTGCTGATGCTGTTGGATATTCTTTTATAATTAATTTACCAGCAGTCTTATTTCTAATTTTTTCAATCTTATCATCATACAATTGTCTAGGCATACTATGTAAATCATCCATAGTTACATCTAATAGATTGGCGTCAATACGTTCTGCGATTCTTTCTTCTGCCATTTCTAAAGTAATATACAATACATTTAAACCTTGTGTTAGAAAACTAGAAGCACAGTGACACATAAACAAAGATTTACCAACACCTGTACCTGCTAATGCAATATTCAAAGTCTTAGGTGGCACACCGCCTTTTGTAATACGATTCATATAAGATAAATCAAATTGATATTTCTTTTCTTTAGTATGGTAAAAATCAAATCTTCTTGTTGCATCTTCTATATAATCGTGACCTATATGATTATCAAAAGAAACGGCCAATGCATCTGCAAGAATACCAGGTATTGCTTCTGGTGTAAGTTTAGGATCTTTCTTATCTAGTATTTTAATGCCAGTTAAGACTGCATTATGCACTGCACGATCTTTGCAAAACTTTTCTGTAGTGTCTAGTAACCATTGTAGGTCTACACTTTCATTTAATATTGTATCTAGTAAATCTTTTACTGATCTAAATTCATCTTCGTTTATATCTTTTCTTTGACCTAGTTCTATAACAAGAGCTTCTTTTGTAGGTATGTTTTTATATTTGTTTACGAATATATCTATTTCTCTAAACAATAATCGTTCATTACGATTTGTGAAGTAATCTTCTTTACAGAAAGGTAAGGCCTTTCTAGTAAATGCTTCATTGAATATGAAATTACGTAATACTGTAATCTCTATTCGTTCATTATTTAAATTCAACTTTTCCATTTGTCAATTGTTTTTCTAATAGTTCTATTAATATATCGCCAATATAATCTGTAAATTCTTGTGTAGATATATCTTTGTCATAAGGATTCATTACTATATCATATTTAAATCGCATAGGCAATGTACCATCTGGCTTTTCATCTTTAGCAAAGCCGACATCGCCATATTTAAATATGACTCCTTTATACTTTTCTTCTGTAAGTTTTATACAGGTAAAATCGTCTCCGTCTTTTTGAACGAATAGATATTTACTCGGCTCCGTAGAGGAACTTTTTCTTTGTTGTTTCATCTATCTGTTTTAATATTTCCTTTGTAAAATACTTTTCAGGTTCATCATTAATAGATTTACCAAACACTTTAGTGCCATCAGGTAACTCGTATCTTGTGGATACTTTTTTGAATATGCCAGCTTCTTCTGCAATTTCTAACAAACCATAATGGCGATCTAAACCATCTTTATATGTTAGTCTTACATCTATTTGTGCATTTTCTTTTGTTAACCTTGACTTATAGTTTTTACAGTGGATAATATTACCAATCACTTGATTGTCGCCGTCTTTTTCTTTGCGTTTACCAAGATAGATGATTGATGAGGCAGCGTATTTAAGACCAGAACCACCACCCATTTCTTTTTGTGGGTACATAGAACCTATTACGTCATATGTGTGGTTGGTCATTATCA